ATGAATAACTATTACATTACGTTCGGCAGTGAGGGACAACCATTTAAGGGCGGTTGGATAATCATTGAGGCGGAAACAATAGAGCAAGCGTGCAAGATTTTCAGAGCGATGTATCAATACAAGGAAACTAACGATACACTGTTAAAATTCTGCTCAATATACACAGAAGAAGGCTTTAAGCAAACAGAAATGTACAAAAGCAACGACAATCTTGGAGCAGGTTGTCACTGCAAAATCAGCATAAAAAAAGAGACCGTATGAGCTGGCACTCAAAACGGTCAAAAGGTAATTACATAGATTAGTCTATGTTTTACATATATTATACCACAAAAAAATAAAAAATCAAGAAAGGAATGATAAAAAGTGGGTAATGCAAATTTATTAGAGGTTGCTCGTGGAGCAATCGGCGAGAGATTGGACTATGAACTAGGAAAGGTTGTTGAAAATATCAGCGACCTAAACACAAAGGCAGACGCAGTAAGAAAGATAACATTGACGTTATCACTAAAGCCGGACAGCGAACGACAGAACATAAAAATGTCGACACAAGTAAAATCAACATTGACACCAACGAACAACATCGAAAGTGCGTTGTACTTGACGGAATCAGACGAGGGCAAAGCATTAGTCGAAATGTTGCCACAAGTACCGGGACAAATGGCGTTAGACGGTTCAGAGCAAGAAGAACCAAAGGTTATAGCAATTAAGAAAGCAATGTAATTTAAAGGAGGATAAAGAAATGATTGATAGAAGTTTTATTGAAAAAATCGAAGAAATGACAGGACCAAAGGTGATTGAGACCGACTATGGCACGTTTTCGGACATTCAACTGCACAAAATTGAGGACAGATTGGTTGATACAACTAAGTTATCAAGTCTAAGTGGTTTAGTCACTATGATGAAACAAGAAATGAACAATTATGACAATCCATTATTCGTGAGAGTGGTATCGCCGGATCAGGTTGATGTATTGGGTACGGTCAGATGTGATATGCAACGCGAAAGACCATATGTTACATATGCAAAATTCAATCGCTTTGACTTCGATAGTTATATGAGTATCGAAAATATGATTATAAATCTAAAATCACGCTTTGCACCGACAGAGGATAGAGATTATCTTGTGCAGTTGCTTGGCAACATAACAGACCAACAATCAGTACAAACGAAAGATGACGGTATAACACAATCGGCAACCGTCAAGAGCGGTATTCAGTTGGTTGGCGAACAGAGAATAAAACCGATTGTTTCGCTAAAGCCATACAGAACGTTTTTAGAGGTAGAACAACCAGAAAGCGACTTCCTAATTAGATTAAAAGACGGCAGAGCGGCACTGTTTGAGGCAGACGGTGGAGCTTGGGAACGTGAGGCAGTAAAGAACGTTGCGGACAAGCTAAGAGAATTGCTTGAAGATGTACCGAATGTACATATAATTGAATAATAAAAAAGCGGGGGAATTTAATTTCCCCCGCAATACCGTTCAACGGCATATATTATAACACAACAATATTTTAGCATAGAAAAGGAGAAATGTCAAATGAACATATACGAAATAGACAATGCAATGTTTTTTTTAGTTGATGAAGAAACAGGCGAAATAAAGGATTATGAGGCATTTGAAGAAATGCAAATGATACCGGAAGAAAAAATCGAAAATACAGCGTTATGGTATAAAAATCTGATAGCTGAAAGCAAGGCTATCAGAGAAGAAGAAAAAGCACTTGCGGAACGTCGTAAGTCGTTGGAAAACAAGGCTGAACAATTGAAAACCTATATAAACCGAGTATTGCAAGGCAATAAATTCGCTACTCCAAAAGTGGCGATAAGTTACAGAAAATCAACAGCAGTAGAAGTCGATGATGAATTTATCGACTATGCAATGAAGAACAACGACAGATTGCTAACGTTCAAAAAACCAGAGGCAAACAAGACGGTTATAAAAGATATGCTAAAAGACGGAGTGGAAATTCCACACGCAACATTAATTGAACGGAATAATATGAGTATAAAATAAGGAGTGATACATATGGGAATACCGGTTTTAATTATGGGTGAAAGCGGTAGCGGAAAAAGCGCAAGCCTAAGAAATTTTGACGCAGATGATTTGGTAATATTTAATGTGGCAAGTAAGCCGCTTCCGTTCCGCAAGAAGTTAAATTCAATCAAAAAGGCTACATACAACGTTATTGCCAAAGAATTAAGTAAAAAGCAGTATAAGCGATACGTTATAGACGACAGTCAATATCTGTTGGCGTTCGATTCGTTTAATCGTGCAAAAGAAACAGGCTATGCGAAGTTTACCGATATGGCGGTACGTTTTCAGAAGATGATTACATTTATTATTGAGGGATTGCCCGATGATACAATCGTATATTTTTTGCACCATTGCGAGCAGACCGAAAACGGTAAAATTAAAGCGAAAACAATCGGTAAAATGTTGGATAATCAGTTGACCGTTGAGGGACTGTTTTCAATCGTTTTGCTATGTCAAGCTGACGGTCAAAGTCATAGTTTCATAACGCAATCAGACGGACATACAACGTGCAAGTCGCCTATGGATATGTTTGATCTAGAGATTGATAACGATTTGAAAGCAGTTGACGAAAGAATAAGAGAATATTACGGAATGAATGAGGAGGATAAAAATAATGAATAAAATACAAGGATATGACGAAGCACAATCGTATACAGGTGAGAGCAGAACATTGCCGGCAGGTAAATATATCTGCGAAATCAAGGGTGCAAAAGAAGTTGCAACAAAAACCGGAAAAAAGCAATTAGTGTTGCAATTAGACATTGCAGAGGGCGAATATAAAGACCATTACAGTAATCTATATGCGGCGAATGCTGAAAGAAACGGAACGAACGCAAAATGGAACAACGGAGGACTTTTTAGACAAGGATACGAGGGTAAACAATTACCGTTTTTCAAAGGTATGATTACCTGTATTGAAGAAAGTAATGAGGGCTATGAATGGAATTGGGACGAAAAAACGCTTAAGGGTAAGAAAATAGGTGTATTGTTTGGACGTGAACAATACCTGATGAACGGTCAAAAAAAATGGGCGACTAAGGCAAGAGCGGTAAGAAGTATCAAAGGATTGGAAATGTCCGAAATTCCACAGGATAAACTGCTTGATGGAAGTACATCGGGATTTGATACAAGCGGATTTGATGATGAGGACGAATCGGAAGAAGATTTGCCGTTTTAATATAGGTTAAGGAATGGGTGCTATGGAGAATGAAAACAGAATAACGATACCCGATTTTAGTAAAGACGATTTTTTAACATCATCAAAACCGTTTCAATGGATAATAGACCAAGCAGACGGTAACGAATTTGTCAAAGGTCAGCTTGTGGCACAAATGGCGTCAAAGGCAAAGCAATTAAAAGTATCGAATTTCAAGACACAGTTCACGAACTATGTCAGAGCACAGAAAGGTCAAAGTATTGTCTACGGAAATGTAATGGAATTCAGCGGTACTGCGATAATGTGGGACACAGGCGAATGGATTGCAAATGATGATGGTGTGTACAAGACAAACGCTTACGGGGTAAATCAATTTGCTTGCCCACACCCGATATTTATGATAACAAGATATTCAAATGTAGATACTGATGTTGAAAGTGTGCAACTTGTTTACGGCAGACCGGGACGAAATTATAAAACTAAAATCGTCCCACGTTCTGACCTTGCAAGTGCGAACAAAATCGTAAAATTAGCTGAATACGGTGTCGGTGTAACATCGGAAAACGCAAAGGCACTTGTACAGTTTTTAAGTGATTTTGAAAGTATAAATTACGACAAAATAATCGAAAAGAAATCGTGCGACCATATGGGTTGGGTAGGCAGAGGATTTAAAGAATTTGCCCCGTATATATCAGATTTGGAGTTTGAGGGACAGGACAGTTTCAGACAGTTATTTAATTCGGTAAGAGAGGTCGGCAGTTATGAAAAATGGCTTAAAACAATCAGAGATTACCGCAAAAACGGTAATATAGTTGTTCGCATGGTTATGGCGGCGAGTTTTGCGAGTGTACTGTTAAAACCGCTTGGAGCATTGCCGTTCTTCGTTCACCTATGGGGCGATACAGAAACGGGTAAATCGGTTGCGCTACTTGCGGCAGTGTCTGTATGGGCTGAGCCGGTTATCGGTAAATATGCCTATACATTCAATTCTACTGATGTAGGTAATGAATTATATGCGGCGTGTTTAAATTCACTGCCGTTATGTATGGATGAATTGCAGATACTGAATAAACGTTCTGATTTTGATGATATAATATACCGCCTGTGCGAGGGTACAGGACGTTTACGCGGTAAAAAAGACGGTGGTATACAAAATATTAAGACGTGGCGAAATTGTATTATAACCACAGGCGAACGCCCGATAACATCAATGTCATCGGGTGGCGGTGCAGTCAACCGTGTTATTGAAATCGAATGTAACGGCGGTAAGTTTTTCAAAAATCCACGAGAATTTTGCAGAACGATACAATCAAATTACGGTCACGCCGGTAAAGAATTTATTGATAATTTAACCGGAAATATCGCCGAAGCACGAGCATTGCACGAAAAATACATTAAACTGTTGGAAGATAATACAGAGGCAACGGACAAACAAATTGCGTCAGCGGCGGCATTATTAACCGCTGATGAACTGTCTGAACGTTGGATATTTAATGACGGTGTACGAATCAGTATAGATGATATTAAACCGTATCTACAAACAAAGGATATGTTGAACGTCAACAGACGTGCGTATGATTATCTGCGAGAAGAAATTATCGCAAATCATAGCAATTTCACATCAAACGGCAATGAATGTTGGGGAATAGAACAGGACGGCAATATATACATATTGAAAAATCGGTTTAATTCGATAATTACTGACGGTGGATTTAATCCACAGTCAACACTTTCATGGATGATTCGTAACCATAAAATTGCACGTCACGAAAACGGCAGACGTGATATATCCAAGCGAATTAATGGCGCAAAAGCACATTGTATCTGTATCTATGTAGATGATATAGACGACTACGAGAACATTGAAAATGATGAAGATTTACCGTTTTAATATAAAAAATGTCCCCAAGTCCCCAACGTCCTCAACAAAACTATAATGTATATATAGTAATATTTATTTGATTAATTATTAAAAATCAAAAAAATATTGTCCTATATAGAATAATAAAAAATGTGTGGACATTGGGGACATATACCGATAAATCGCATAGGTATCGTATTCGGTAGCCCCCAATTTTAAAAATACTGTTTGGGGGCGTGGGGACGCATATATAAGGAGTTAAACAATGAAATTATTTGATTATCAAGAAAAAGCACTCGCATTGACGAGTGATAAAGATAATTCGGCATTTTACTATGATATGGGATTAGGTAAGACGTTTATAGGCAGTGAACGATTAAGATTATACGGCGAACGTGTGAATATAGTTGTTTGCCAAAAGTCTAAAATCAAAGACTGGTGCGAGCATTTCAAAGAGCATTATACGGATTATGCAGTATTTGATTTGACGAATAAAAAGGATATGCAGGCATTTATGATATATCCGATATACAAATGTATCGGTATCATAAATTATGAATTGGCTTACAGACGTGAAGAACTAAGGCAACTAAAGGATTTCACTATGATGTTAGATGAAAGTTCAATGATAAAAAATGAAACTGCAAAACGTACGAAGTTCATATTATCGTTGAAACCGTCACACACAATATTGTTATCCGGTACACCGACAGACGGCAAGTATGAGTTCCTGTATTCGCAATTACGCTTGTTAGGTTGGAAGATTACCAAAACGGCATATTATAACCGATACATAAAAACGGAATTGCGAAGTTACGGCGGTCCAATGTTCAGAGTAGTTACAGGATACAAGAATGTAAGCGAATTAAAGGCAAAACTAAAGGAATACGGAGCGGTATTTGCTAAGGCAGAAGAAGTTATTAAGTTACCTGAAAAGAAGTTTATCAAGGAATATTCGACTGTTTCATCAGACTATAAAAAGTTTATGAAAGACCGAGTAATCAAGATAGATGATAAGGAATTGACAGGCGACAGTACATTGTCAAAAAGACTGTATGCAAGAATGTTATGCAGTGCATACAGTAAGGACAAAATATCGCGATTAATTGATTTAGTTAATTCTACATCTGACAGGGTTATTATATTCTACAATTTCAATACCGAACTTGAAGCATTAAGAAAAGTGCTGTTTGATAGACCAATAAGCATAGTAAACGGACAAGTTAAGGACCTGAAGGAATACGAAAATAACGATAATTCAGTTACGTTGATACAATATCAAGCCGGAGCTATGGGATTAAATTTGCAAAAGGCGAACAGAATTATATATTTTTCTCTGCCGGAACGTTCGGAACTGTTCGAGCAATCAAAGGCAAGGATATGCCGTATCGGTCAAGAAAAACAATGCTATTATCACATAATGATGTGCCATAAGAGCGTGGAAGAAAAGATATATGAGTGTCTGTTAATGCGAAAAGATTATACAGACGAATTATTCAGAAAGGAATTTGGCTGATGGCAGAGGAAAAGAATTTTGAAAACCGAGTTAAGCAATGGCTTAGAAGTAAAGGCTGTTATGTGGTTAAATATTATGGTTGCGGAGGTACAAGAGCGGGCGTTCCCGATTTGCTTGTATGTGCTAACGGTAGATTTATCGGTATTGAAATCAAGGCTGAACACGGTAAGCTTGCACCGCTACAACGTAGTCATTTAGATAAAATATTAACTTCCGGCGGTGCGGTAGCAGTGATTAGACCGTCAGAACTTGACGGGTTTAAGAAATTCATTGAGGAAGTGTTGAGAGATGATTGATAAAGCTACAAGAAATAAGCTGAAAGCTAAGGCAAACGAATTGTCGGATATATGTGTAACAGACGGTGAAAAGTTTGCAAAATGCTATGATGATATGTATAACAGTGGTGAATTTAATTGTGGGGAATGTTTCATCATCGCACGATTAGCTGATTTATATACTGCAATAAAACAGGGCATTATTGATAAAACTGACGGTGCTAAACAACAAAGTGAAATATTTAAAATCATTGAATTGGAGGAGTAGAACAATGACTGATATAAATTCTTTAAACACGCAAGAATTGGTTTACAATATCAATCATCAAAAGGCAGAGATTGCAAGATACGTTAAACAAAAATGTAATACCGAGCAAAATATCAATCGAAGAATGCGATTTTACAGTTCGTACACATAACTGTTTAAAACGTGCCGGTATAAATATTTTAGGTGACATTAAAAGTGTTGAGCAGTTGCACAATGTAAGGAATTTAGGCAAAAGAAGTGTAAACGAAGTAATTGATAAACTACGAGAATATGGTATTGAACTACCGGAAAGTGAGGGACAAAATGAAAGTAGAGTTGAAAGTGAACGATAAAAGCGTTCAAGCTGAAATCAGCGAGGAACAGTTAAAAGAGACAATATTGTTTGAGCAGTTAAAAAAGTTGGGATTGCTTGAGGATAAACCTAAAACTGGATATGAGAGGATTAAAAAAGGTGAAACATATTATGTAATTAATACAGAAGACGATAGTATGTTAAATATTACAGAGTTTAATGACCAAACGGATGAGCGATGTTATAATAAGGGCAATTATTACAATGATAAGGTGATTGCCAAGAACAATGCAAGAGCAGACAGATTACTCCGTCAACTTAGACAATGGCAGGCACAAAACGACGAGGTTATTTCCAAAGAAGATTGGAACAATGAAAGTAAAAAGAAGTGGTTTATTATATATAGTTCTGGAGAAATGTACGCAGAGTATTATTATATTATGCGATTACCTAATACAATATATTTCGCCACCAAAGAAAAAGCCGAAGAAGCTATCGAAGCATTCAGAGATGAACTGATATGGTATTTTACTGAGTATGTTCAGAGATTAGACGAGGTACAAAATGGTTAAAGAACAATTATGTTGGGCGTGTCAGAAAGCTTGCGGCGAGTGTTCGTGGAGCAGTTGCTTTCAGCCTGTGGAGGGTTGGACCGCTGAAAAGGTACACCGCAAGACATACGATTCGTATAGGATTGAAAAGTGTCCGGAGTATGTGCCGGACAAGAAAGGTTGAGTAGAGCGTGAAAGATAAAATAGCGAAGAAACGCAAGAAAATGCGGCAGAGATTGAAACAGGTAGAACGATGCAAGGAAGAATCAGCATTGGTTGAAAATTTCAAAAAAGTAGCTGAAAAGCATGGTGTCAAGGAATTTAATACTAAAAAGGCACTGCAAGCCTACAAGATTGTTGAAGTCGAGGCAACCAAAGAGGCAATAGTTAATTCAGTTGTGTTTGTTGTATGGTATCTGCATACAAAGTACGGTTGGAATCAAAAACGATTGGTACGATACATAACATATGCGCATAATTATTTACAACACATCGGCAACGAAACACGAACAGTAATACAACTTACTGATGAAATTAAGTCTGAATGTGATTTTGATTATCAGTCATTAATGGCAGATTTTAAACCGTTGACCTTGAAAACAGATACCGTTGACGAAGATGGTATGAAGATGATTATATACAAAATGCAGACGATACTTCCTGTGGCGCTATATCCGTTATATATGCAATTCGGTTGGCGTAAAAAACGTATGGCGGACATCGGACAAACTGCAAAATTTGTATTAATGGATATGATGAACGGCAGAATAAAAACAATTAAAGATACAATCCGCAATGATTGCAAAATGATATTTCATTCAGACGGACGGATTGAATATTTAGACAGGGGGAATTGATTTGACGAAAGAGGAGCTAAGGCAGTATCGCAGTATTGTTGCGGAATTGAACGAGGTAAACGACAGGATAAACAGTAATACGGTACACGGTACTGTCACAGGCTCTGACAGTGAATTTCCGTATGTTAAACACTGTATGTCAGTATCGGGCGTAACGTCGGAACATTCAGATGATATTATATTACGCCAGCGATTGGAACAGCAGAAACAAAAGATTGAATTATTTGTCGCTACAATATCCGACAGTGAAACACGTCGTATATTCCGATACAGATACATAGACGGAACGGTAATGCCGTCGTGGCAGTGGATAGCGTTCAAGATGGGTGGTGGCAATTCGGCTGATGCTGTAAGAATGACGCACAATAGATTTTTAAAAAAAATATAAAGTTGTTCGTTTTGTTCGTTTTTTCTATGGTATAATTTATAATGCGAAAAGAATGAGCAAACAAAAAATAATGCAAAACATATATACAGTGCAATATTTTGTGTTCTATATCTTACCGCTCGTTATTTTCGTAAAAAGGTAGTGTATCATCGTGAGATGATGGGTGAATATCTCGTGTGATTTGTGGGAGTGGAGATATTAAGTCAATTAAACAGATTGTATATGTCAATCATATGCAGTCTGTTTTTATTTTCGGAGGAAATTATGAAACGAATAAAATATAAATTTAAAAAATGGCTATTTATACGCAAATGGAGATTTAAAAATCGAAAATGGTGTGAGTGCCGACACAAGCGCAGAGCGTTAGAACGTGCGTTGACAAAAAACGGATATACGATGTAGTTAATCGGAAAATGTGAAAGCGAGGTGATAAGAGTGACTGAGAAGCAGAAGTTGTTTTGTGAGGAATATTTGATTGATTTGAATGCAACGCAAGCGGCGTTAAGAGCGGGGTATTCGGAAAAGACGGCGTATTCGATTGGGAATGAAAACTTGAAGAAACCTGAAATTCAAGAATACATACAAAAGCGGCTGAAAGAGAAAGAGGACGCTCTTATCGCCAAGCAAGACGAGGTGTTAAAGACGTTAACCGCCGTTATGCGTCGTGAGAAACCCGAAACGGTTGTTGTGACGTGCAAAGCCCGTAAGTCACACTATGACGACAAGGGCAAGAAAGTCACTGACGAGGCGGAGCAACCGATATGTGTTGAAATACCGACAAAGGTGTCTGACGTAAACAAAGCGGCGGAAATGTTGGGTAAATACTACGCATTGTTTACAGAAAAGCTGAATGTTGACGGTGATATGGATTACAACATACAAATTGACTACGGCGGTGAGGACGAATGAACAAAATAACAGTACCGTTCAATCCGATATTTAAGCCTGTACACCAATGTAAAAAGCGTTATGTTGTAATGAAAGGCAGTGCCGGAAGTGGCAAGAGTGTTGATACTGCACAACTGTACATATTGCGTTTAATGCGTGACAAAGGGCGTAATTTGGTATGTGTGAGAAAGTCTGATATAACAAACCGTGACAGTACGTTTGCGGAGCTTGAAAGTGCCATAAACCGTATGGGCGTTGGCAGAGCGTGGAGAGTTACGCAAAGTCCGTTGTCGTTCACCTGTATAAACGGCAACAAGATTATATTTCGTGGTGTAAACGATAACAAGCAACGTGAAAAACTGAAATCAATCACCTTTGCGAACGGTAAGTTGACCGACGTATGGATTGAAGAGGCTACGGAGCTTGTGCAACAGGATTTTGAAATTATAGATGACCGTTTGAGAGGTGAACTCCCCGACGGTCTTTTTTATCAGATTAAGCTGACATTCAATCCCGTATCATCAAGTCACTGGATAAAGAAAGTGTTTTTCGATATACAGGACGACAATGTTCTGACACATCAAAGCACATATTTAACAAACCGATTTTGTGACGAGGCATACAGACAACGTATGCTACGTCGTAAAGAGGTTGACCCTGAGGGTTACAGAATTTACGGTTTAGGCGAGTGGGGCGAAACAGGCGGATTGATATTCTCAAATTATCGCATTGAGGAATTTGAAACAGATATGAGCCGTTTTGACGCTATGGCGATAGGACAGGACTTCGGCTTTAATCACGCAAATGCTATATTGACGTTAGGTTATAAGGACGGTGATATTTACGTTTGTAATGAACTGTATGTACACGAAATGGACACAACAGAGATTATCCAAAAAGCTGACGGGAAGTTCAGCAAAAGTCTTGTAATGTGGTGCGACAGTGCAGAGCCGGACCGTATAAAAATGTGGCGAAAGGCAGGCTATCGAGCAAGGGCAGTTGTTAAAAATCCGAACAGTATACAGTCGCAAATTGACTGGCTGAAAGGCAGAAAGATACACATTCACCCGTCGTGCGTGAACGTGATAAAAGAGATACAGCAATGGCGTTGGCGAGTTGATGAAAAGTCGGGCGAGTATACTGACGAACCTGTCAATGTATTTGATGACGCAATGGCGGCATTGAGGTACGGCGTTGAGAGTTGGCGCAAGGATAAGAAAGCTAAAATCTATTCAAGAGAGGAGTACGGAATATGATAATTGATGAAGATATAGTCGCAGGTGGTGTGACACCGTTTATCATAACAAAATTGATTGAACGGCACGAGCGAGAGCGACAGAGATACCGATTGTTACACGATTACTATATGGGCGATCACCGCATTTTAAGCCGCAGAAAAAGAGGCAAAAACGTGGCAAACAACCGCATAATGTGTAATCACGCAAAGTACATAACGGATATGACGCAGAGTTATCTTGTCGGCAATCCTGTAACATACGCAGTATCGGACGAATACGATATTGAGGCAATCAAAAACGAATATTTGGAACAGGATATTCCGAGTGTGGACAGTGAAATCGTAAAAAATATGAGCATTTACGGCAAAGCATATGAACTGATTTATGCGGACGAAAAGAGCAAGCCGAGAAGTGTACGATTGGATCCGGAGCATACATTTGTATGTTACTCACAGTCGGCATTTGAAAAGCCGTTGTTTGCGGTGTATTACTACAAGAAATACGACCTTGACGGCTACTGCACAGGCAGTATTTGTCGTGTGTATGACGAATCGTTTATATATACATACACAGGTCTTGACAGCTATACGGCATTGTCATTGCAAAATGTTGAACCACATTACTTTTTCGATGTGCCGATTATTGAATACAGAAATAATACGGAAATGCAGGGCGATTTTGAACAGTTGATAACACAGATTGACGCATACAATGTGTTGATGTCAGATAGAATTAATGACAAAGAGCAATTTGTTAATTCGCTGTTGTTTTTGTGTAACTGCGACCTTGACACCGAACAGGCAAAAAAATTATTGGTAGAACGTATCTTAATGGGTGACGGTGACGCAAAGGCGGAGTATCTGTCAAAGGTGCTGAACGAGGCTGATACAAAGGTGTTGCGTGACGACATCAAGGACGATATACACCGTTTGTCACACGTTCCCGACCTGTCGGACGAAAGTTTCGGCAACAACTTGTCGGGTGTGGCGATAAAGTACAAGCTGTTGGGATTTGAACAGCACGTCAAGAACAAAGAACGTAATTTCGCTAAGACGTTGAGAAAACGTTTAGAGATTTACAACAATTTCTTAGTGACATTAAACGCAATGAAAGAAGTGCCGTCGCACAGAGTTGATATTGGATTTACATATAACTTGCCTGCAAACGAACTTGAAATAGCGCAGATGATTAATTACCTCAAAGGTCTTGCGTCTGACGAAACATTATTAGAGCGTCTGCCGTTTATAACAGACGCAAAGGAAGAAGTTGAAATCGCACGCAGAGAACAGGCTGAAAAGTCCGCCGAAGATATGCGTATCGCTGAAAGTTCGGCAAGGAAAGTAAACTACAATGAAGAGTAAGGCATATTGGGTAAAACGTGCCGTTGAAGTTGAAACATATTTACAATCGCAAGCGGACAGCGTTAAGGACGGTGTAATTAAGGCATATGAGCGAGCAATCAAGAATGTAAACAATGATATTGAGAAAACGTTTAAAGCCTATATTTCGACTGATATACCCGAAAAAGAGGCACGCCGATTAATGAGCATAGCCGACAGCGACAAGCAGTATGAAGAACTTCTTGAACTGTACGACGAAACAGACGACAAGACAGTCAAAAAGGAAATTCTAAACCGCATAAATGCACAGGCATACGGTGCGAGAATTAGCCGATTAGAGGGGCTGAAACGTAATGTATATATTTACTTTAGGCACGTTGCAAACGAGGCTATAAAGGAGCAAAAGAAACTGTATGACAGTGCAGTAAAGACGGCATATTACACGAATATATTTGATACTGCACAAGGTTTAAACTGCGGTATTGATTTTTCACTCGTTCCGCAAAGAGCGGTTAATATGGTGTTAAGAGAGCCGTGGCACGGTCACAACTACAGCGAGAGAGTGTGGATACATAACGACAGATTTATACAGGCAGTCGGACAGACGATTGAGGACGGTATAATCAGCGGTCACAGCGTAAGCCGTATGACTGACAAGCTGATTGATTACGTCAAAGATACTGCACCAGGCGGAATACGAACATCAGCCGAAACACTTGTGCGAAGTGAAACGGCACATTTTATGAACCAAGGGCAGAGAATGGCATATGAGGAAATCGGCATAAAGAAATATCAATTTGTGGCGGCATTGTCTGAATTGACGTGTGACAGGTGCGGAAGTCTTGACGGTAGCGTGTTTGATACGGATAAAGCCGTTGAGGGCGAAAACTTCCCACCGATACACCCACGTTGTCGGTGCGTTACGATTATGGCAGACGTGAATTTGACAAGTCGTATTGCACGCGATCCGCTCACTGGTGAAAATTATAAGGTTGACGGTGGTATGACGTTTGACGAATGGAAAAACAGTTTGTCGGACGAACAGAAAAATGCGTTAAAATATGTTGCAAATAGTGAAAAACGTGGTATAATAAAAGCGGGAGCGATAAGTGGTGCTTTAAATCCGTACAGTAAAAGGGCAGAAGAACACGCTGTTAGGTATTATGAATCTGTAAGGCATATGACAACTGATGTTGCAAGAATAGCATCTAATACAGGATACTCTACAAATGAAATACAAAGAATAAAAAACTTTATATTTATGGAGAAACATGATTTAGGTAGAGGAAAATTAGAATATTTTGACGCAAGTTATGAAATGGCTCAATCATGGCAAAGATTAATAGATGGTAAAAACATTCAACAACATGATTTGATATTACTTAAACATGAAATTATGGAAAACAAACTTGTAGATTTAGGGATACCTCAAAGTGAGGCACATATAATGACATCTAAAGAATATAATTATTCGAGGGAGGCAAGAAAATATTATGATACGATTGAAAAACATAAAAAAAGATAATGAAACTATTTCTTGTGTAGCTTATCCTGAGGATTGTACAATAGGTATAAATATGTTCGTAAATATGACTAGTGAAGAATTAACACATGATGTGTTGCCAACAGAATATGCTTACTGTAAGACTCATATGCACATGGCAAAGCGTAAGTTAATAAATATGGCAGAAAGGAATGAGCTGACATCTGAATGCTTAGTAATGTGGTATTGATAAAAAGCGGAACAGATGAGGAAAACGAAAGAGCCAATCAGAGAATGATTGACTGCTTGACAGAAGAAAAGAAAAAATCAATGTCAGATAAATACGCATATCTTGATGGAGATTAAAAGCACGTTTGCGGACGTGCTTTTTTGCTACTTGTATTTTAGGAAAATAGGGCATTCATTAGGATTAAGACACTTATTGTGTACTAAACACTTAAACCCTAATGCTTTATGACCAACTATGTGTGAATTGGGAAATTCGACAAAATTAATACATATTTGTTCATCTTTATTGGTTTGAGGACAGACACCTTTAAAACATTTAGAATAACATTTGTCCATTATAATCACCTCCTCGAGAATGATTATAACATAATATGGATTAAATTACAATAAACAAAAGCACCTCATTTGAAGTGCTTTTTTGATATTCAAATTTATTGAAAGGCGGTGATAGTGTGAGCATAGGCACAACATACACATAGAAGAAAGGAATGGTGATCCGATTATCTCCCTGTTAGACGTGGGGTTATACGTCTTATTTTTATACAATTTTTTAAGAAAGGAATGATTTGAATGGCAGAGCCAACACCAAATCCAACAAAAACAACGGAGCCAACACCTCCAACACCTCCGACACCTCCGGAGCCTCCCGCACCGAATAACGACGACAATCAAAAGGCGATTGATGAAGCGATAGCTAAGGTAAAAGCGGAGTGGGAAAAGGAACTTGAGCAAAAGCTAAAGGACGCTGAAAACGAGGGCATGAGAAAAGCCAAGTTGACAAACGAGCAAAGAAAAAAAGAGGACGACGACAAGGAACGAGCAGAATTTGAAAAGGCAAAGGCAGAGTTTGAACGTGAAAAAATCGTTGCATATGCCGAAACGGAACTTGACAAAAACGGACTGTCTGCCGAGATTGCAAAGTACATTGTGGCAGAGGATAAGGATAGCACAAAGGCGGTTATCGACAAGATAAAAGAAAGCTACGACAAAGATGTACAAGCAGGTGTTACCGAGCGTTTAAAGGGTAAAACACCGGATTTAAACGGTGGCAGTGGCGGTCACAACACAGGCAGTTTTATGGACATAATCAGAGAAAATCAAAGATAGGAGTGAAATAAATGGGTTATTTAAAAAATGAATTGACAGGTTTTGTGCCTGTCGAGCAAGCAACAGACATCATCAAAATGGTGACAAGGGGTTCAAGTGTTTTAAGAATGGCGAAAGTCGAGGAAATGAAACACGAGAAAAAGAAATTCAACGTACTTACAGACGGTCCGGGTGCTTACTGGGTCGGTGAGGGTGAAAGAATTAAGACAAGCGGTGCTACTTGGATTCACCCTGAAATCGAGGCTAAGAAGTTAGCCGTTATTATTCCGGTAACAAAGGAAAAGTTGGAAGATACGACTATCAGTGTGTTTGAGGAACTAAAGCCGGAAATCGCAGAGGCATTTTACAGAGCGATTGACGCGGCGTGCATTTTCGGTACAAATTCACCGTTCAAGACAAACATTATGAACGCTATCGACAGTAAGCATATGGTTGTTACGGACAATGCAAATATTGATATTGCTATGTCTGACGCAATGTCGATGATTGAAGAAAACGGCTATGACCCGTCGGGATTTATCGGTCGTATCGGTGTTAAGAATATGCTGAGAAAATTGCGTGACGCAAACGGCGCACCTGCATATGTCAACGGTACAACAGGCGGTGAGCTGTACGGTCAGCCTATCGAATTTGTACGTAACGGTGCGTGGGACAATAAACGTGCCGATATTATCACAGGTAACTTCAAGTATGCCGTTGTCGGTATGCGTGCAGGTATCAACTATGAAATTCTTACAGAGGCAACACTACAAGGCACTCTTGACAGTGACGGTAAACCGCTATCACTTGCCGAGCAAGATATGGTTGCAATCAAGGCTACTATGCGTTTAGGTTTCCTTGTTGTCAAGGACGACGCATTTGCCGCATTTAAGAACGGTGTTCCGGCGATTGGTGAATTGGACGTTGAATCGGTTGCCGGCACAACAGGCAACACTGTTATTACGGTATCGCCAAAGCCTATCGGCGGTCACAAGTTGGTTTACAAGACTGCCGCAAGTACCGCTCCAAGTGTTGCATATGACGACGATTTGTCAAAGTGGACAGAGTTTAACAACGGTGATGAAATTACTGCGACAAACGGTCATAAAATTACAGTTGCGGAAGTTACTGCGGACGGAAAGGCGAGAAAGTCGGGCAGTGCCGATGTTGTAAGCGGTGAATAATATGGAACAGTTGGGGACACTAAAAATGTTGTTGGGAATTAAGGACGACGAGCAAGACGGCTTGTTGTCCTTTTTGATTGACGACACAATTAATATGATTATGTCTTACTGTCATATTGAGGTTTTGCCCCGTCAGCTTGAAAGCCTTGTTCCGAAGATTGCGGCGGATATGTACAGAATAAAAGGCTATGGGGACAGTAAAAGTCCCGAGGTAGTCAAGAGCGTAAGCGAGGGCGAACGTTCCGTGACATATGCCGAAAATGATAATGACGAGATTTTCAGCAATTATTATAAACGTCTTGACCCGTTCCGTAAACGAAAGGGGCGTGTTCCGAGTGATGTCGGTATTTAGTAGGTTTTATAATAAGGACGTCATAATTGCAGAATACGAGATTGACGACTATACAGGCAAAGCCGAAAAGACGGTATTATCCGAAATCAAAGCCGACGTACAACCGTACAGTGGTGGCAGAGCAAGAGAGCAATACGGTCTTGATATAGAATGTCAAATGCGTATGTTCTGCGATATGTCAGACGACGTAAAGGTCGGTAACCGAGTTGAATATGACGGCGACATATATGATATAACATATGTGCAGAAATGGGACAGCGGTTTGGTAGCAATGCTCGAAAGGAGTAGGCTGAAATGAATTTTTCAATCGAGGGGATAGACAACGTTGTTGACAAGCTGACACAGTATGCGTCGGGCGATAAAATACAGCGAGGTTTGGCAATGGCGGGTGAAGTCGTAAGAGCGCACGCAGTGGCAAACTGTCCTGTTGCAACAGGACGTTTAAAGGGCAGTATCGTAAGCCAAGTGGACGGTGACAGCGTTGCAATCGGTCCGACTGCCGATTACGGCATTTACGTCGAATTTGGCACAGGCTCAAAGGGCGACAAATCTGTTTCGCATACGTCAAAAAGACACTGGACGTATTACAGTGGCGGTCGATTTTACACAACGTCGGGGCAAGCACCACAGCCGTTCCTTGTTCCGGCATTAAAGAACAATGTAAGTGAAATAGTAGCTAAGTTTAAGGAGGGTTACGGTGTATGATATTAACCTTGAATTACGGGATATTTTAAAGCAAATAGACGGTGTAAATGTATGCTTTGCATATCCCGATAATTTTAATAAATTGCCTGCAATAGCATATTACACGCTAACGGACAAAGGCTCAATGTCATATGACAATACGGTCGTTACGAATGATACGACTGTTCAGATTGATATTTACGCCGATTATCCGCAAACGTGTTTTGAATTGTCGGAGAGGGTATATAAATTGTTGACTGATAATGAATATTATCACGAAATGACAATGGACGTACCCAATCCCGACGACAAGAGTATAAAACACAAAACAATGAGATTTACGAAAGTAGTAGAAAGGAATGATTGATTTATGGCAAATACAAAAAAAAGAAAACCACTACCTACAATAGGTGTGGACAAGTACACATTTTTCGCAGTTTTAACAGACACATCAGAGGGTGCAACATATGGTGATCCGTATAATTTGAGAGGTACTGTCGAAATTGCACCGACAGACGCAGGCGGCAGTGATGTTTTTGACGCCGATAACGGTGCGTATGAAACATCAAACTACATTGAAAAATTAGGTCACGACATCACAAATGCCGATATTCCGCCGGAAGTTGATTCAATGTGGCGTGGACTGACACAAAAAGACGGTGTAGTAGAGGTCGGCAACGATACAAAAACCGTTTATTTCGGTGTTGCGTGGAGAATTATGAAGTCTGACGGCTCATACCGTTATGTAAGATATTACAAGGGTTCGTACAGCTTTGCGTCAAACGTAGGCGGTAAGACTAAAGCGTCAAGCGGTGCACCTGAAAAGCAAACCGCAAAGGCTACATACACAGCCGTACAACGTGATTTTGACAACAACTATTACGCATACTTTGACGAAAGCGATTTGCCGGAGGGCGTTACAAAGACAGAACTTGAGGAAAACTGGTTTAAGGATATGAACTACTATCCGGTGAAGAAAGCACTTTAAGACAAGGCACGCCGAAAGGCGTGCTTTTTTCGTATAGAGAGGAGCGAGTAACAATGCAAAGAGTATTAACATTTGTACACAACAAAAAGAAGTATGTATCAAAACCGTGGTGTTTCGGTGCGGCAACGTTGGTTGAAAAAGAATACATGGACGTTGCAGAGGGTGAAAAAGTAACGGCTACGTCGGTATGTGCAGATGCCGTTGACTATCTGTTTGAGGGTACAGAGGCGACACAAGATATTTTGGACACGGCTGTTTCAGCAAAAATGAGAATGTGTCGTGAAGTTATGAAGTGGTTTATGGACGATTTTACGGGAAAAAACGAGGAAAGCCTGCCGAAGCAGGCAACCGAAAAGGAAGATTAAGCGATTTATATGGGACAATGCTGAAATATCACGGTATATTGCCGAATGATTTGGCAAAACAAGACCCTCGATTATTACTTGCAGTTATAATCGAGGACGAGGAAGAAGAATATACGGGAAATGACCCGTATTTAAAAATGTTTTATGGAATGTAGTGAGGTGATTTGTAGTGGCTGACGCGGCGGAATTAGTAGTAAGAATAAGAGGTGACGCGTCCGACTTAGAGGCGACAATAAGCAGTGTTGAAAGTGAATTGTCAAAATTGGAGCAGACGCAAAGCAAAAATAATAATACAAGTACAAAAGGTCTTACGGCATATAAAAAGCAAATGCAAGACGCACAAACCACCTTGCAAACAAGCCGTACGGCATTGACGAATACAAAAAAAGCGTATGAGGATAACGTTAAGTCTGTAAATAAAAATGTTACGGCACTTAAAGCGCAGAAAACGGAATTAGATAAACAAATTTCTTTGCGTTCAAATGAGAAAAGGTTGCTGACAGAGGCGAACAAAAGTCTTGACAAAAACAGTGTTTCGTATAAAGACAATCAAAAGGCATTGAATTGGGTAAATACCGAGATTGAGGCATACACAAAGCAAAGTCAAAGTATATCCGATTCTATTCGTACGCAAGAGGCGGCATTGTCGGGAAGTAAAAAGGCATATACCGACGCACAAGCAACCGTCAAAAAAGCAACAGAGCAATACGAGGAATATGAGAAAGGCTTAAAATCCGCTGAACGTGCAGATGAGGTGCAGAACCTACAGAATACAGGTAAGCGGTGGAAAGAAGTCGGTGAGGATATAGATACTGTAACTAAACCGTTACAGTATACGGCGACTGCACTTGCCGCGGGCGGTGTTGCGAGTGCCAAGTTTGCGATAGATTTTGAAAACAATTTCGCAAATGTAAAGAAAACTGTTGACGGTACACCTGAACAGATTGAAAAGATTAGGCAAGAAATTATAAATATGACGACTGTCGGAATAAACGGACATTCTGCCATTCCTGAAACAACGGCAGAATTAACCGAACTTGCGGCGGCAGGCGGTCAGTTGGGTATAAAAACTGAAAACATATCTAAATTTACTGAAACAATGGCAATGCTCGGCACTGCTACAAATCTGTACGGCGAAGAGGGTGCGGCAACACTTGCAAAGTTCGCAAACGTTACAAAAATGGACCAAGAAAATTTTGACCGTTTGGGAAGTTCGATAGTTGATTTGGGTAACAATTTCGCTACAACAGAATCGGATATAGCTAATATGTCTATGCGTTTAGCTGGTGCAGGTACACAAATCGGATTAAGTCAAGCCGACATATTAGGTATAGCAACCGCATTGTCAAGCGTTGGTATAGAGGCTGAAATGGGTGGTAGTGCGTTCAGTAAGGCTATGATTGCTATGCAAATGGCAACTACAAACGGTTATACGCAGGTTAATGACGTTATGAACAAAACAGGAATGTCATTAAGAGATTTGCAACTACTATCCGCAAACAACAGCAAAGACTTCAAGTCATTGGCTGATGGTTTAGGCTACACAAGCACCGAACTAAATTCAATGATTTCGTCAGGCGTACAATTAGAGAATTTCGCTAAAATCACAGGAAAGACAACAGAAGAATTTAAGAATTTGTTTGATTCATCTCCTGCCGAGGCGATAGACGCATTCATCAAAGGTCTACAAAATGCCGACGGTGCAGGTGAAAACGCAATCAGTATGTTGCAGGATATGGGCTTTACCGAAGTGCGTTTGCGTGATTCTTTGTTACGTTTGGCAAACAGTGAGGCAGGTATCACCGAGGCGGTAACACGTTCAAATACAGCATGGAACGAAAACATTGCATTGCAGAACGAGTTTGACGCAAAGGCTGAAACAACTGCGTCACAAATGAAAATTGCAAAACAGAATATAATAGAGGCGGCAAGGGGTATAGGTGAAACGATGTTGCCGTCAATCAAGGACGCGAGTACCACAGTAGCTGATTTTGCAAAAGGATTGTCGCAAATGGACGACGAGCAAAAACGTGCTGTTGTTAATACCGGTGCTACGGTCATTGCTTTAGGTGCATTGTCAAAAGTCGGTGTCGGAGTGATTAAGGGTGCAGGCGATTTTGTTGAGGGATTAGGAGTAATCAGCGATAAATTGCCTATTATAGCAGACGCAACGTCAGCGATAAAAGTATCGACTGCGGGGTTAGGCAGTTCATTTTCTGCATTAGCGCCGATATTCGGTGCAGTATTAGCGCCTGCGGCGGTTGTTGCAGGGTATAAGGTTGTTGCCGACCATGTTACAGAGGCTATTGAAAACAACGCAAAATTGGGTCAAAGCTACAAGGAATTATATTCTCAGTGGCAAGACGCAGACAACCAAGTTTCGCATTTGGAAAATCTGCGAAGTGAATACGAAAAACTAAACGAATCAATCAACAGCGGTACATTAAATCCCGAAGAACTCGAAAGCGCTAAAAACCGCATAAACGACATTATGCAGGAAATCAAGGCGACTACAAATGATGATACCATAAAATTAATGATTGATACGGGCGAATTTGACACCGCACTTGCAATGGCGGTTTCAAACGCCAAAGACAGTGCGAACGAAATTAAAGACGCATTGGATTTAACATCAGGCAAAAAGGCACAAAAGGCAGTATCAGAGGGGTACGACGCACTTCAAAAAGGTAGTTCCTATGGTGCTGATTATAAAAACCAACAAGAAGAAATGCGTGGGTGGTTGCAACAAGCGACAGACTACAAAACACAGTATAAAGCAATAGTTGATGAGATGAATGCCGCATATAAAGACGGAAGTTCTGAGAGAATAAAGGCGGCGGCATTAGAAAGACAATCGTTCATAAATGGTTTAAAAGACAGTGATTTTATTAAGGCATATGAAAGGTTTACGGGAAGTACATTCAAATTCGGTGATGTAGACGAAGTAATACAAGAAATACAAAATGTATCAAATGCGTATCGTGAAATAAGTGATAACATCGAAAGCATGGACGAACGAGCCAAGAACGGCAGAGAATCACTACAAGCTATGGCAGAAGTCGCAACAACGGATGCTATGAATTTAAACGGCTTTAAGGATATGCAGGAAGTCTTTGAAAGCGGCGGTAATGCTGTAGATTTAGTATGCAAACAAATCAAATCAACTATGACTGATTTGGGGTTTGAAAATCAAGACATTGCCGCACAAATAGCGCTGTTTAAAAACGGTTTTCAAGACCTACAAGGTGCAATTAATAATAACGCATTAGACGCTGTTGTAAATGATTTTGTCAAACAAGGTAAAGAAATCGGACTAACGTCAGAGGAAATAGTCACGAAAGCCGCATTAATGAAAAACGGTTTTTCTGATATTCAACAGGCTGTAGCGTCGGGTGATGTAAGTGGTTTAGTGAAAGACCTATCAAGTTTAGGTGGCGATTTGGGACTAAGCACAGAGCAAGTTGACGCATTGGCGCACAGTTTGGGATTATTGCCTGAGGATAAACATATTGAAATTGACGCAAGCGGTGATGTGTCTGCAATCGAGAACGCCAAAAATGCTGTCGAGGAAATAAATAACGCAGGCAATGTACAATTACAAGTCAGTGCCGAGGGTGATATATCTGTATTGGACACAGCTGATGAAAAATTAAAAGAACTTGTCAAAAATGACGAAGTTCAGATTAAATTTAATGTCGATACAGGCGGTTTTGATATTAACGATTTGAATGGTAATAAGTTGGGTGAAATCACTGCAACGGGTAAAGTTATATGGACTAACGACAGCACAGAGCCTGACAATTATACAGCACCACCCAAAGATGGCAATGTTACATTTAAGAAGAATAGTGCAGAACCTGACAGCTATCAACCCGAAGACAAATTTGCGACAGTCCATTATACTGTTTCTGTTGAGGGTTCGTCTATAGAGGGACTAAGTAATAAAAATGTTCCGGCGGCCAAGTTTGGCAGTTCAGGAATGTTCGTAAAAAAAGCCAAAAAAGCCAAAGGTACACAAAATTTTGAGGGCGGATTGGCAATGGTTAATGATGAAAAGGGTATATCTGACCCGCGAGAATTAATCGTTGACAAAGGACGTGCATTTATACCACAGGGCAAGGACGTAGTATTGCCGTTGTCAAAGGGTGCAAAGGTGTACACAGCGTCACAAACCAAGGCGATAATGTCGGGTATGGGTATACCGCATTACGCAACAGGAAAAGACAATTCGGACGCGTTTACATCAGCCAAGGACGATTGGACGCATTACACCAAAACGCACGCAGTAACGACTGCACAAGAACTTGAAAAGTGGTTAGAATTTCAAGAGAAATTCAAATCGAACGACAAGGATATTGCCGATATAGAGGAACAAATTTTCAGTCTGACACAAAAGCAGACACAAGAGTTTAACAAACAATCTAAAGCATATCTTGAAAAACACAGTGCAATTAACGATTGGGGCGACAATGGGGACACTCCGCTTGACGCTTTTACACGTATAAAAGACAGAAATTATCAAGATTTACAAGACGCAATAATCACTTGGGACGAGTATGTTGAAAACGTATCGGACGCGGGCGAAACGCTTTATGACGATATGAAAAACTACTCGGACAGTTGGCTTGAACATCAGCAGAAGTATCACAGTATGTCGATAGACGACTACATTGCAGGTATCGACAGAGAGGCGGAACGTCTTGAAGAATTTTATGCGAATGACGTTATTAATTATCAAAAATACGTCGAGGAAAAACAGACACTTGAAGAAAAACGTTATGACGCAGTGGCTCAAAAGAATGCTGACGAGTATTCGGCATGGCAAAAGGACGCAGACGCTTGGCAGGAGTTAAGAAGTACATATGATGATTGGGATAAGTACGGTGACAGTGAGGAAGATTTTCTAAAACGCAAAATTGACCGAGTAAAAGAGTTTTACAATGCGGGTAAAATCAGTTTTGAGGAATTTATTGACGACACAAACAAGTACAGTATGGAACTGTACAAGTCGCAATCAAGTGCGGTTGACGAACTGCTCAAAAAGCAACAAGACTATATTTCAAATATCAAAGACGAATTTTCAAAGCAAGAGCAAGAACTTCGTGACAGTTGGGACGTACAGGATCGCAAAACAGATATGTCAGAGGTACAGGCACAACTTGATGTGTACGCAAATTCAGTTACTGATAAGGGGCAACAGAAGTACAAAGAGTTGCAGGAACAAATGAAACAGTTGCAACGTGATGAAGAATTGTACCAACTACAGAAAAAGAATAATGCCACTATTGAAAGTCTTGAGGCTGAATACAAGCAAATGGAGGACGGCAAGAAAAACATTCTTACAGGATTGCAAAATGCCGACATCAACATATCTGCATATGTAGCAACGATAACCGATAAGGTTTCGGCGACAGGCGGTAATATAGAAAGTTTGCTAAGTCGAATGCTTGACAAATTCGATAGTTTCAAAATTGAAAATAATTCAATGAGCGACAACAGGAAGATCATAAATAACTTCATGCAAATGACACCGGAAGAAAAACAAGATGCATTGAACAAATACGTAGGATTATAGGAGGAAAGATATGCGTAACGGTTTTGAATTTAACGGCAAAAATACAACGGATTTTAAGCGAGTGACGGTCAGAACAAAGGACCGTCCCGTATTTCCACAGGTAAAGGAGTTTACCGTAAGTGCCGACGAAACAGACGGTGAATATGATTTTACTGATGTGTCGGGTCACGAATATTTCAATACACGAAAATTTCAGATTGATTTTAACATCGGTGCGGACAGTACCGAAGAATTAAACAAAAAGCTAACCGCTATAAGCCGTTGGTTTAAGGGCAAAGGCACGCTTATTTTTAACGATATGCCGTTTGTCAAGTGGAACGTAAGGGTAATGGACAGCGTGTCATATACACCCGAACACGACGGCAGAAAAGCCGTTTTGTCAGTGACGTATAAGGCAGAGCCTTTTTCGGAGCTTATATTTGACGCGCTGAACGGACCTTGCCTTGATACATATACGACGCTTGATACAGAAATTCCGATAGGTCAAGATGAATATTTAACATTAAACGGTAATGGCACATACAAAAACATACCGAATATCGGTGATGTACACGTCAAACCTATTATAACCGTAACAGGTGCAACAAATCCTTTCACAATAGGAAATAACGGCAAAAATATCACTGTTAAGCATACGGGCGATATTGTTATTGACTGCGAAAAAGAGATAGCTTACAGCGGAAATACAAGTCTTATGACGGATATATCGGGCGATTTCTTTGAACTTGTCCCGGGATTGGATAACACAATAACAGTAGCAGGCGGTGGAGTTGTACAGATAAATTACACGCCTAAATTTTTGTACGACGTAGATTTTGACAATATGAAATGGAGTGAATAACATGGCTTTTAAATTACACGAATGGAACGAAACAGACTTCACAGGCGGTTGCCTTGCGTATCTGAATAAGGCGTACGAAGTGGCGGTGTTCGAGGGATTGCAGGAAACGCACACAGTTTCTTTTAAGTACCCTATGAAAGACGAAAAAGCGGAGCTTATAAAAGAAAATCGTATAGTATCGGTTGAAGGACAAGCATACCGCATTACATTTGTAAAGCGAGATTACAGCGGTTCAAGAATTATGACGGTGAAAGCTAACCGAATATTCTATGATGACGCACTTCATCATCACTTGCCGACAATCGGCAACGATACGGACGTGACAAAATCAACAATAGGTGTTGACCCGTACGACGTTATAAAACTTGCGATAGCCGATACAAAGTTTGAGCTTATACCCGACAGTGAACTTAAGGAAATGGGTATGACGAGAATAGGCGCAGACGGCGTTAAAATCGACTTTTACCCGACTGATAAGATAAATACTTATGACGTAATTCAAAACGTCATAGAGGCTTACGGCAGAGGTGAAATATACTACGACAATTACCGATTTGCGGTTGTGGAGCGTATCGGAAAAGACAACGGCGTGAGAATGTCAATAAAGAAGAATATGACAAGTCTTTCAGTCGAGAGAAACACGCAAGAGTTGACGACAAGACTGTATATGTACGGCAAGGACGATTTGACGATTTCATCAGTAAACGGCGGTAAGCCGTACATTGACAGTAAAGAGGGTATTGAGAAGTACGGTATTCGTGAGGCGTACCGAGATTATAGTGATTACGATGACCCCGAAAAGCTAAAGGCGTTTGGTGAGTGGGACTTAAAGGGCGAGGGTAACGATTTTAGACTTGACCGCCCTCAACTGACAATCACGGGGGACGTGGTTGATTTGAGTAAACTTGCCGAGTACGGTGATTTTTATAAAATTGCGTTGGGTGATACAGTACACGTTTTTGAAGATAATATCGAACATAAACAGCGAATTGTATCAATGACGTATTACCCATACAGCGCAAAACAGCCGTCAGTAACAATCGGTCAGCCTACATTGGCTAATGCGTATTACCACGCGTGGTATATGGGTAAGTTGATTAAAACTATTCAGAAAAATTCGGGCAGAGCGAATAAGCTGAAAACAAGTTACTTCCACGGTACATTGAACAGTACACAAAATCCCGTTGAATCAGATAACAAAAAACTGCTGTTAGACGGTGATTTGCTATATATCGAAGATAATAAGGGCAGACGAAGAATAAACCTCGGAAATATGGACGGTGCGTTCGTTTTTCAGATATTCAATCAGTTGTCGGAGAAAACCATTGAAATGGACGAGGACGGTAATGTTACTATAACAGGTGTATTTGCCACAGGCACAGACAAAAATGCAAGAACAGTTATAGATAAGAACGGTATTCAAAGTTACGACGCTGACGGCAATAAGTACGGATTGTGGTGTAATGCACCGAGTAGTAGCGGTCAAGGATATGCCGATTTAATATTGTATTATAACGGGAAAGAAATTTTTCAAGTATATAACAGTATCAGTGAAGCATATATAAAATTACAGGGAAACAATATTTTATACGGTGGTAACGGAGCAACACGAGGAGTAGGACAGTGGAAGTTTGAGCAAGGAGCAAGCGGAACGTTTCAAACGGCAGACGGAAAGACGGTAACTGTTTCGGGCGGTCTTATAACAGGCATTTCATAAAAGATATTTACAAAATTATTCCTTTGTGGTACAATTTAGGTATCACAAAGGAGGTATTTTTATGAAAGGGAATATTAAAAGTTTTATATGCGGTATGCTCGTTATGGGCGTTATATCGTGTGCGGGAGCGTATGCGACTGACGTATGGCAAAATATAAACGTTTTGCCGAATACAATAAAAGTTGTTGTGGACGGTAAAGAAGTACAAGCCGATAATTTCCTATACAACGACACAACATACTTGCCGATAAGGGCAGTTAGTGAAGCGTTGGGGAAAGATGTACAATATGATACCCAAACAAGCACCGCCACAATATCAGAAAAGAAAGAAGATGATACTATGACAGTAACAAGTAAATATACACCGCCGGCAGAATATATAAATAATTCTGATTATATAATTCAAAAGGACGGAGTGTATTATGTGTCAGTAGTTTTTATATGGGATATGATGCAAGGCACTGATTGTAAGCCTGAATACGACCATGATACAAGAGAAGTAAAAATATCAAAGGACAAAAAAGAAATATATTCGTGTCAAGCGATTTTGGTAGAGGATAGAAGTGTTATCCCATACGACCAATATGTAGATGAAATAGAGCCATTATTGAAGTAAGAAAGGGTTGTTTACATATGAAAAAATATTTATCTTTGATTGTAATGATATTCACCATAGGTTGTTTATGTGCTTGTGGCTCGGTATCCTCAAATGAAGTGTCAATATATGATACCTCGACAGGGAAAACAATATCCGTAGGCGATACAAAGGAAGAAGTCGATGAGGCTTTGGGAACACCTAAAGAAGAAATGAATTATAGTGAATATGAGGATAATCTTCATATAACTTATCAAGACGGAAAAGTAGACTATATGTCTGTAGATGTACAGAATTCAAAACTTTACCCAAACAATGACGTTAACCATTCCAGATACCAACTAAAAAAAGGAAATATAACAGCCGGAAGTACATTGGGTGAGTTCAAGCAGAATTATAAGCAAGCTGTTTCTGATAATGTTCAAACTTGGGTAAAAAGTTATGAAAAAACATCAAGTAGCAGATATAAAGAAACAAATATTTCGACAGATGAACTATATGATTATCTAAAGAAAGGTAATATGTATGGTGTAGCTGTACAAGCCCCTTATGGTTGTAGTGATGAAGATGAAATTATAGCTATCGAAGTTGGTGATATTGATAGACTTCTGCTTGGGGCAGGCACAGGAGAAGAATTATCCGACAATCAGAAGAATTGGAAAACAGGCTATGAATCACTAAGTGATGAAGAATTGCAGTCAACGAAAAAGCAGTTAGAGCAATTAGAGGAGCAAGAAAAGTATATATCAAATATCGCAAGTAAGTCGAACAATGATATTGAGTTTAGTAAGAGTTTGGATAGGCAACAGGCAAATAGCGAAGATATGGATAATGTTGATTTGGAAATCAAAAGACGAGAAAGTAATAAATAAAATGAAATATAACAAATAAGGAGATTGCTTTATGGATATAAAAAATGATATAGATATAATAACAAACTCAGATATATTTAAGAATGAGGGAAAAGAAATACTATCATTGTTTGGAGATTGCGTCACAGGTGGAATAGATAGCTATAGTAAGCTGATAAGCAAAATGTCATCTTTTGCGTTCGGGTTTAATACAATGTTTTTTATGGCTAAATTAAAAATGTATATAGAAGGTGTGTTTGAACCGGACGATAACGCAAAGAGAAAATTGGCAAAAAAATTAGTAAATGATAAAGAAAAATTAGAATATATACATATAGTATTAAAGGCTATTGATGAAGTTGAAACAGATAGTAAAATGTCATACATTATAAATTTATCTTTAGCACTGATGAATGATTTTATTCAAAAAGAAGATTTTTACAGAATGATAATGGCAATAAAAAGACTGCTTAATCAAGATTTGATTTATATGGCTGAGAATATAAATCAAAAAAATTTAAAAAATAATGTGCATGTTGATGCATTATTATATAATGGATTAGTCTATATCAGTAATATACCTATAGATGACCAACCGGAAGTATATAATTTTACTGAACTTGCAAAAAAAATAAATAAATTCGCATTTGAATATGATGTACAAAATGAATGTTTTCATATTGAAAATAATGACACAAAAGCGTTGTCAGAAAGTTCACATAGTATGAAAGGAATTGGAACTATATTACCTGAAGATTTAGATGGATTTTGATGGTAGACGAAAAATAAAAGCACTGACATAGCACGTCTTACGGCGTGCTTTTTTCGTACAAAAAATGAGGTGACACAATGTACAGACGAATACCACCATAGCACGCTTACGGCGTGTTTTTTTAATACCAAAATCCCAATCAATTACGATTAGAAAGGAATGATAAAATGAAATTAAATTTTAATTTTAGCGGAAAAACGCTGTTAAAGGATTGGTGGAAGATTGTTCGTGATAATTTCACGGCAATTCAAACCGACCACAACGAATTGAGCGACAGCGTGAATACACATAAAACAGCCAAAGTGATAGACCACCCCGATAAGAGTGTCACATCAGCAAAAATCGCTGATAAGGCTATACATACAAGCCATATGGCGGATTATGTAATTACAAAGGACAAGATAAGTGACGGAGCGGTTACAACCGATAAAGTTGCCAACAGTAGTATTACGACAATGAAATTATCAATGGACATCGTGGAGAATTTAGGAAAAGCCGATACATTTCTTTATTCTGACGGTGAGCCGATATATCTTTCGGAGTGCAAAGACACAGGAGGAACGGGTTACGAATTGCCTGATGATATTCCGGTTAATGTATTTTTTAAATTGGAAAATGACACGGACAGCACATTAACAAAATTCCAAACACATGATGACCATTATACAACACTAAGTTGTGATATTGCTCCAGGCGAAGTGAGAATATGCGTTTTAATACAAAAAGAAGTCAGCGGAGCAGACCCACAAAACGGGTATTTGTTTGTATTGGACGATAATAGTATAAGAAAACTATTAAACGACAAAGCACCGACAAACCACGCAAGCGGTGCCACAACATACGGTGTGGGTAATGCAAGTAATTACGGACATTTGAAATTGTCTGACAGTACCACAAGTACAAGCAGTACGTCAAGCGGTATCGCCGCAACACCGAGAGCAGTAAAAACTATCTCTGACACACTAAGCACTGAAATTTCGGATCGACAGGCGGCAGATGACGAATTGAAAGGTAAAATTGAATATGGAGAATCAGAGAGACAAGCAATTATTGAGGATATAAACGAACTTGAGAACGGTAAAGTTGGGTCAAATGATAGAGTAACCGGGAAAGAAATGAATTATAGTGTGACGGAGTTGTTGAAGTGGGTTGCCGAAGGCTTAGAAAAAAGTAATTCGGTTAATTATCCGGGGCTTGACTATATAATCAGCGATGTTTATGAAATGTATAATGCACTTTGCAGTTATGGTTTCCAAGAGCC